AACAAAGCGATCTGGCTGTCAGTAGAGCTTGCAGGCCCATCGACATCGCCAGCGCCTGGATCGCCTTCAGGAATGGTGAAGTCCAGCACCGCAGCCGAGCTGGTGCCTGAATTGGTCACAATGACCGAGCTACCCGCTGCGCCGGTCGTTACTGTGCCGACGGCTATGGTAGCTGCCGAGCCAGCCGGTCCTGTTGCGCCTGTTGCGCCTGTAGCGCCGGTGTCGCCCTTAGATGCGAGCGTGCTGAAGTAGGTTGTATTTGTTGGGAGGTTGCCAGTACTTTGCAAAATGCAAACGTAGGCTGAACCGCTATACGAAATAATGTCGTTGGGATAGTAGGTTGTGCCGCCTGCGTACGCTCCCTGGAACGTCAGCGTTGTATACCCCAAGCTGTTCCAGGCTGTAGAACCGTTGCCAACCTTAATTTTGTTGAGCGACGTGTCAACGCCCAGCTCGCCCGCTGCCAGCGTTGGGTTGGCTGTGGACCATTGCGCGGTTGTGCCACGCCTAAGTTGAACTTGTACGGGCATTACGGTGTACCTCCATCAATCGGGTCGACAGCTAAGTAGCTACTGTCTGGCAACCCGCCATCTAAGTTTGTTCCTCCGCCCCCACCTCCACCGCCTGCCGAAGCGATCGTAATCGTGCCAGCGGTGTTAGTGATCGTGACGTTTGCGCCAGCGGTCAGCGTGGAAAGCGTGAAATTTGTGCCATTGCCGATTAGCAGTTGGCCGTTGGTTGGCGTCGAGGTAAGGCCGGTGCCGCCGTATGCAACGCCAAGACCTGAGCCCAGCACGCCAGTAACATCCGCGGTCTGCAACGTGACCGAGCCGGTCCTGGTGTTGAAGCTTGAAACGCCCCCCGCTGAACCGTTAGCAGCGGCAGTGATACGACCTTGCGCGTCAACGGTGATGTTCGCGTTGGTGTAGCTCCCTGCGGTCACCGCAGTATCCGCAAGGTTGATCGTTCGGTTAGTCGTCAGGTCACCGCCACCAGACAAGCCGGTGCCTGCGGAAATAGTCGTTGCTGAGGATGCCGCGTCGGTGATGCCATAGCCTGAAAGCGTCGTAGGCGTTGTGCTAACTTTGCTCCAGGCAATCGACGTAATCCACGCTGGGTTGCTGTAGGACCCGGTGGTATAGACGCCGTTGGTGACCGTAGCGGCGTTTCCTGAGACGTTGATACCCCAAGTGCCACTTGCACCCGTACCGTCCGCCTTAGGCGCTCCTACGGTGCTGTAATCGATCGTACGGGCCGCTGATCCGTCGAAGGTCGTGCCGGATGCTGCGCCGCCCGTGTTTGCAAACGTCACTGCGTTGGTGGTCGTACCACCGCCGCCCCCTGCTGCAGCATAGGTCTTGATCTGGGCGCCGGTTACCTTATAGGTCGTAGCGCCCTGGACGGTAACAAAAAGGTCACCGTCCGATATCGCTGAGCCAGACGATAGCTCTGATATCTTTACTGAAGGCATTTTTACTCAACCATTGCCTTAAGCGAAGCAAGCTTAGCTTCAAACTCAGCACGTTTGGCTTCTGCGACTTGCTCAAGACGAGCAAGGTTTTCAGCGCGCTGGGTAAGTTCTTCTTCCTTAGCCGAAAACGCTTTAAGCGCACGAGCGTTTTGCTCGGCGTCTGAGCGCACCTTAGCGGTCTGGTTGTCGAGCTCTTCGCGGCGCTGTGCCATCCAAGCGTCGAAGGCTTCACGCTCACGCTTGGCTGCGCGAGACACTGCCTCGGACTCTTCGACCTGGCGGCTAGCCCTAGCGGCTTGCTCACGCGTCTGCGCTTCTTGCGAAGCAAGCAATGCACGCGCATTGTCGACTTCCTGCATAGCCTTGTCGGCTTGGGCCTTGACGACTTCAGCGGCTTGGCGCTCAGCCGCGGCAGCGTCCTGAGCTTGCTTGATCTGCTCAAGCGAAGCCTTCAGGCTTGCCGGGTCCTTGATGATCTCGAAGATCGTAAGCAGGTTAAAAGCCGCATTGACTTCAACCGCGTTGGGGGTCACGTTAATCATGATTCACTCCTCTAACTTGACGCGATGACCGCGACTTTGTGTCCGGGCACAACGCCCAAGTACTCGGTATTGCCGGCCATCATGCGCATCGATGTCGCGCTAGCGGTCGGGTTTGAGCCAAACAAGACGCGACAATTCGCGTCGGTATGAATGCGGATGAACCGCGTAGCATCTGAAAACGCTGCAGACTGCGCAGAGGTTGCGCCAATCGACACCTGTTGATGAGCAACCCACGGCATTTGCCCAGCCATAACCTGTGCGCCAGGGCCGCTTCGCGAGAGCTCAACAAACTCGGTGATCTCAAGCGTAGCCATTAGATCCCTGCCCCTGTGCGTACGCGAAGCGCCGCCTCGGCGTTAAAGATCTGGCGCTCGTTGTCGATCTTGAGCGATTCAAGGCGCTCGCGTGCAGCCAGCTCCTCGCGGGTGAGCTGTGCATCCTGGTCGAGCTTGACCAGCGTCATGTCGCGATTAAGCGATGCCTCGGTCATGGCGATTTCGTACTCGGCCTGCTCGCGCTGCTTGTTGTACTCAACTTGCTGAGCCTGAAGCTGTCTAGCTTCTTTGACGTCAGCAAGCCTTGCCATGTCGACCTCGGCCTTAATTTGAGCGGCTGCAATGCGCGGATCTTCTGGTGCGCCTTGCTGGGCCTGAGCCTGCATCTCTTGCGCGACCTGGTCCTCGGGATCGATCTTGAACGCTTTGAGAATGGCTTTGAGCTCTTCTCGCTCGCGAAGATGCGGGATATACCGCGGGTTGTTCGTGATGGCTGCAAGGTTCAGCAGTGCTTGGTTTTGGATGTCGCGCTCGACCAGTGCGGTCGATCCACGCGCGTCGATCTCAAAGTCACCCTTGATCGCAGGATCAGGGTCGTTCGCCATCTTCCAGTCGTAGTAGCGCTCGAGGTGAGGCTTGGTGATGTTGTCGTCGTAAAGCTTCACGCGCTGCCTGAGCACGCTATTGGCATTGTTATAAAGCATGACCATGCCACCGACGGTTTCGGGCGCAGAGCCCCGCTCGCCGCCCATAAGCTGCGGCATCCCGGTTTCCATGTCTGCGTACTGCATCGCGGTGTTGGCAATCGCCAGGAGCTCCTCAAGGTGCGAAGCAAACTCAAACGTGGTCATCGCTGCGCGGACGTCATCAAGGTCGTCTTTCGCAAGCCAGATCTTGTTAGGCGTGATTTCGTAGCTGCCGTTCTGGGGAATGATCATGCCCTTTTTGATCACGATCTGACCGCCCAGCGACACGCGCCCGTTATCCATAACCTGGCGCCATGCTGAGTTCACGACCCGCTGCTGGTGCTCGAGCTCGTCGGGCAGGCCATAGCCAAAGGGTGAGTCGTCGCGCTTTCTCCAGCACCAGACGTCAACCGGCAGCTTCTTGTCCGGCACCCACGAGTCCATGGCGCCGATCACCTTGTCGTTGACAATCACGAGTACGCCGAACTCAACGTCGGTCAACGGATCGCCCGTGCGGCTGGAAAGCATTTCCATCTCTTCGGGCTCAATCTCCCCGTGGTAGGTCCACATTTCATAGGCGTCTTCGCGCACCATGTCGCGCACGATTCGGCCCTCGGCTACGCGCAGCCGCTTGGGGTCAGAGCGCAGCACCTCGCGAATGGCTTCGGCGTCATACCCCGGAAGCCCCACGAGCTGGCGCAACTGCTTGCGCGTCACCATGCGACGCACAAAAAACCCGCGGCCGGTCTGGTGGTCGTTGCCGCAAGACGGATCAAAGAACACGTCCCATGGGTCTAGGCGCTCGGAGGCCGGCACCACTAACTCGTTGATCATCATCACCTGCGTGCCGTCTGGCTGAGGCAGCCAGACTTTGCTGCTTTGCCTGGCCGGGAATGGACCATACAGAATCATTGTGCCCAGGCGCACGCCGTCCTCGATGCCCTTGCGGCTTTCGCCGTTGAAATGGCACTCAGTCAGGCTGTCATCGATCGAGCGCTCCATGCCCTCGCACGCCTCTTTGGCGGCCTCCATGATGGCCTGCGCTTCGTCGTTTGCAGTTAGCCCTGTGGGCTCACCCGTCATTGGGTTAACCGTCGGCGTGTTGTTGCCGACCATGGTCGCAAGCTCAGGCAACGGCGTAGGCTTCAACCCCCAGTTGCGGTCATCGACCGGGAACAAGATCTCGCACATGCGTGCGACAGCCTGGTCAACCTTCGGCCGCACGATGTTAATGACGACCCGCGAGCGATTACCGT